TTTCCATATCTCAAATATTTGTTAAATGCATCGATACGATTCTGCTTGTCAGAACGTTGTTGTTTGTTCCCTCTTGCAGGAACTTTGTCGAATTCCATTTTACGGGCTGCGAAGGCTTCCAAGTTTTTAATTTGGCGGTCTTTTTCGTCCATATCACTCATCATCTTGTCCGATTTTGTAACCTCATCGGCTGACAATGCACGTTTTTCATTTTCAGCGACTTTATAAACGTCTTGTAGTTCGTTAAAAATTCGCCCTTTTTCAGTCTTTAGACTTCTTAAAGTGTCCATTATTTGTTTTTTAAAAATTAATAATTAGGCGTAATATTTTAAAGTCGCCTTTATTTTTTTCAATGTCGCATCATTTTTAAATGTGCGTTCTTCTTCTTCTTCTTTATCTTGTTGAAAACTATCTAATTTTCTAACTGCCACTGTTGCATCGGGATAAGCAGGAAAAGTAACAGGACTAACATCATATAGCCTTTTTACTTTCGTAATTGTTCTATATGTTTTGCCGTCCCTTTGTTCCCAGTCATCATTTTCAACCGTAAAACCAAAACTACTTTGTGAAATATCGCCCCGTTTTATCATTTCCAAAACATCATTTCCTGCTGTTGTATTCGGCGCTTCAAATTCATATTTCAGACCCTTGTTATCTTCATAAATTTTCAATGTCCCGCTTTTCGTTCTTGCCAAAATCATATTATTATCATGATTGAACAACGCCCGAACATCGCTATTTTTTACAGCATCACTAAACGCACCTTTTGCAATACGTTCAATAAAACCGCCTAAATCTTCACTATCAGAATTAAAAACGGCTGCGTATCCTTCAATTTTTCGACTTTCCGAATCAGTTTGGATTGTCGCTGCTCGTTTTTCTATATTGTTATTTTTCATCTTTTTTAGTTTGTTCTGCTCCTACAATATCCATGTTTAATGGTCTATAATAATTCTCGCCACCAGCGTAAGTTCGTAAACCTTCCGCTGTTCGGATTTCGTTCGGACTAATTGACGCAATTTGAAACAATCTATTATAATATTCAGCACGTCCAGCCATATCCGCACGCATCAACGCATCAAGGTTAAAACGAATTTCTAAACTATCGGAATCTGGTAATAATTTTCTGTTTAGTTCCGCTTCGATTCGTTCGATATATGTAGTCAAAGTATGTTGTACATATGTGGCGTTCATCACCTCAATGTTGTTGTGTGTTGCTTTTTCCATTGCATAAAGAAGATGCAAAGGAACGCCATAAATTCTTGCAATTTCTTCAACTTGAAACTGTCTAGCTTCTAATAATTGCGATTCTTGTGGTTTACTTCCAATTGGTTTATAATCAAAACCTAGATCTAAAATAGCAGTGGAATTTGTATTTTTTCCTCCGTATTTTTTCCGCCACGTTGCCGACATATCAGTTTTCTGTTGGCTTGTTAGTGTTTTGTCCGTTTTCAAAACCCCAGCGATATTTCCACCATTACCAAAGTACGTTGCCGCAAAATTGTTAGCCGCAATACTAATACCTAAATTTTCCCGATGAATTTGCAACGGACTTTTTCCCCAGAAAGGGTCATCACCAAAACCAACAAAATGTATAATGTCATCCGAAAAAAACACACTGTCAAAACCTTCTATGTCATAAACCAAATAACCGTCAACGACCTTGCATTTGACTTGACCAGTCGGAAGTGTAAGGCTTTCAATTGTCCCCGATTCGTTCGTATTAATGATGGCAATTGCGTTGCCTTGTGATGTTAGATTTTTGGTAAGGCGTTCAAAGAAAGTGAACCCTGTATAAAAATAGGATGGTGATTTCAATAATTTAGAAATCGGATGATTTGGAATAGCTTTACGACCGTTTTCATTTATTTCGTAAACCATTAACGGCAAACTTGCAACACTTCCCGAAATTAAACTTTCACAACGCCAAGCAGCAGAAACACTCAAAGCAGTGTCTTTAGTCACCATAGTGCCAGTGTTGTTCGTACCTCCACCGTTCAACCATTCCACTAGATTGACAGACGGATTTTCTAAACTTGACCTGCTTGAAAATGTGTTTTTAATGCGTTGAATCAATCCCATACAACAAAAATAAGATTTATTTATAACAAAATCAATTTTATTTATAGTCGTATAGATTTTATCTATATTGTAAGGCATAAAAAAACCGCTTATCAATGTTTGATAAACGGTTGTTAATCTGTTATTTATTTCGTTTTCGTTTTCGGAACTCGTAGTTTTCCATTGCTTTTAAGTCGCCACCTTTTACACTTTAATTAAATAAAAATCAACTCATAACCTTCGGGAAGTTCATTATTATCGTTTTCAGTATCGGAAAGCCAAGCCCCGATGGCGTTCATCAAAGCAACGGGACCATCTATTTTTTCCCTACTTTTTTTCTTACTTAGTTTTATTTGTTCATCTGCATTTCGTTCAATTTGAACATTTTGCAACATCCAAGAGAATACGGGATTGTTAAAATGTTTAATGTCCCCTTTTAATGCCATCCTTTCAAATTCTTTTGTCGGTCCCGCCATCGAACGGAAACCCTGCCCGAATGGTGTCATTGGTGCATTTTGTTCTGTCAACATATTAACCAAATGCGAACTGTTCCAACGGTCATAATTGATAATTTGAATGTTATATTTTTCCGCAGTTTCCATTATGAATCTATATAAAAAATCATAATCCGTCACGTCCCCAGGCGTTCCTATTATATGACCATCCTGCAACCATTGTAAATATTTTACTCCGTCTTTTCGTGTCCTTGCCGCTGCCGTGTCTTCGGGAATAAAGAAAAACGGTAATATTGCAAAGCCGTTTTCAAGTACGAAGAACAACACAAAAGCCGTTATATCTATTGTACTTGCTAAATCTAAACCTGCATAACATTCCCGCCCAATTAAATCTTTTTTAGTGATTTTTATTTCTTCGCCATTTTTAGCCCAAACATGTGGCTCAATAAATTCTTCTGTGGTGTTCGTCCAAATATTTAGATTCTTAACTTTGAACGCCATCTTTTTTGTAACGCCTTCGGTTTTTGCGTTTTGGAATTGTGTCCGTAAATATTCAAACTTGGGAGAAACGCCCCAACCAGGATTCGCTTTACTCCAAACAGATTCGTCTTCCCAGTTGTCGTCTTCGTCTAAATCGTAGATAGCAATAAATAAAAAATCATTTGTTTTTTGTCCAGATAAAACGTCCTTACAAGTATCTTCAAATGTTTTACAAGCTGAAACAACATTATAACCTGCTGTCGTAATAATAACCAGCAAAGGTTCATCAAATGCCCCCATTCCTGTCTCCAAAATGTTTACCATTGAATCATCTGGGTGTGCATGATATTCGTCAATAATTCCCCAATAGACCAAGTGACCATCTTCCGTCTTGGAATCACGCCCTAAAGGTTGGGCAAACATGGAGTATTTTTTATCTACTATTCGTCTTGCATTTGATATGATCCGCTTTTTAACATATTTGTCGTAAGCCGACAATTTTGTAATCATTCGTTTTTGACGTTCCCAGCCAATTTTCGCTTGGTCTCTTTTTGTTGCAGCCCAGAACATTTCGCCAGTTTCCTGCGGAAATATCAACATTTCAAGATTAGCCAAAGCCGCTAAAAATTCCGTTTTTCCATTCTTCCTTGCGACCTTGATATAAGCCTTTTTGAATCGTCGGTTTCCGCTTTCTTTTGAACGCCAACCGTGTAACATTGCAACAATAAACGCCTGCCATTTTTGTAGCGGAAAAGGTTGATAACCACGTGCAGATGTTAACGGCATTACTTGAATAACGTTGACAGCAGTGTTGGCAATTTCAGCATTAAACACAAAAGGAAAACTATCATTTTTAGACCGTTCAATGTCTTTTAAATGCCGTTCAATCGCTTGTTTTATCGTTTGCCCTGTGATAATCTCACCGCTTTGTACTTCTTCAATATAAGAATCAAATAACGTCATATAGCTTTGTTAATTCGCAACATTGCGGATTCGATAGGGCTTTCGGTTTCCGTTTCCGCTTTTTCAAACGATGCCATTAAATCCCTTGATTTAATACTTAACCCTAAC